AAAACTAGACATTAATCCCTACCCCATTTTATATCTCTTACAGTCAAAGCCGCAAACTCCATACCTTTATCTCCACTAAAAAATCTTTGTTGAGAATTATCTGTTGTAACTCTACCACTTGTTTTTTGAAAGTTTCCCCAATGAGAAGTTAAATTTAATACTAAATTTGCAGTGCTTGTAGTATCATTTATTCTGTACTCATCTATTGTTCCAAAGAATAATAAAAAAGGGTCAGAAATAAGAGCATTACTTGAGTCTAAAAAACCTCTATATATATAAACTTCTTTGTTAATTATGTTTTCTGATAAAGCGATTGATATATACGTTTGATCGACTCCAGAAAGTGTAAGCTGTAAACTGTTTTTTGTTGGTTTATTTGTTTCGTTTACGCCTGTAATATTTTTTAAATGTCCGTTTGTAAGATAAGTTCTTGATGAACCTGATACACTTGATGTTATATCAAAGGGTGCATTTGTTAAATATATTGGTGTACCAAATTCTATCTCAACTAATAATACAGGGTCAATAACCCCTGTTGCTAATTCTGTTTTTACCGAACTCGATAATCCTCTTGCCATTATAAACTCTCAATAACATCTATTTCATATTTAAATAATAAATTTCCATCTTTGTCGTTTGAGTTTGTTTGAAACTCTTGAACATCGTTAGTCATGTGGACTGTAACTGGTATTGATTTATAAGTTACAGCACTGTTATCAGCTAAAGCAGTTCTCAAAGGTGGTTCTATTGTAACAGTTGCGGCGTTACTAGATGAGGTTACATCATCAATAACCATATAAAGTTTATCGTGAGAAAATTTTATAAAGTCTCCAGCTTTTAATCTACCAGCACCATCGCTAGCAAAAGCATCAATAGCAATCGTTGTATCTCCAGCAGTGTGTGAGCCATTTACTAATAAAGTTCCTGTTTCATTACCTTGACTGTCTAAGCTAGTTGGTAAAGTAATAGTAAAATTTTCTTTTCTACTTCTTTGTTTGACCATAAATGCCATGATCGGGGCAAAATCTGCTCTAGTTAATAAAGGATAAGATACTGTAAAACTAAACCTTTGTCCTTGTACTTGCCTCCTAAATGTTTTGCCACTATCAGTTTCACTAAATAAAGTTTTCTGATTTGATTTTAAATTGATTGCATCAAAGTTTGTGTTTGGTAAAGCCCCACTCATATTAATGCCGCCTTACCTTTTTCATTAACAGCAGTATTTATCATGTTTACAATTACACCTCTGCTATTAACTAATAATTCGTTAAATCCTCTTGCATCAACAGTATTTATATTAAAGTTTACTGTCACTGGTTGTCCACCACCAAGTCGATTATTTGGAATTACATTTGATGGTCTGTCAGGAACTACCATTTCTGCACCAGCCTCGCCTACTAAATATGGCTCTCCTTGATTCATTCTACCACCAAGCCTACGACCTTGATATTTTTGTGATGCTATTGTGGCAACTTGAGCCGCACCTAAAGCACCAATCGCAACAGCTAAAGGTATTCCAAACGGACCTAGAGATAATGCTTTTGCGACACCTTGTGCTGTACTTATAATTGCATCTTTAATAGCTAATGCTTTATTAATTTGGAACATTGTTTTATTGTGCTTGCTTAATTCATCAATGACCTCTCTACCAGTAGCTTTAGTTAAATCTACGATTTGTTCTTTTGTTAATTTTTCTAATTCTAATTCATTGAATTGTCTGTTTTTAATTGCTCTTAAATTTTTATCATAATTTTGTTGCATTGTTTCTTCAAGTTTTTGCAACTCATCTTGAATTATTTTTAATCTTTCTTTAGCACCCTCACTGACAATTAAAGTTTTTAATTTTTCAAACTCTTTCATTCCCTCTAAAAGTTTTATATTAGCCATTTCTTGAGTTAGTTCTCCATCAAGAACTTGTTGATCTAATAATGTTTTTAAAGCGGCTTTTGATTCTCTAACTAATTCTAATTCTTTATTTACTCTATCTTGTATTAGTTGAGTTTCTGTTTTGTTTCTTTCCTTTATTCTTTCAAAAACTTTTTCATTTTCTGTTAGTAATTCTTTTGATGCTTTTTTAATGTCAAATACTTTATTTT